TTTTGAACATTTCAGGCTATTTTTCTCGCGTTAGGTTCCCGCACAGGTTCCCACGTTTTATGGGAACCCGAAATAACGAGGTCGTGTAATGGCGTACTATAACATAGAGAAACGACTAAAATCCGATGGCACACCACGCTATCGCTGTAATGTGATTATCAAAGAAAAAGGTGTTATCACTTACAGGGAAAGCAAAACATTCCCTAAACATGCTCATGCCAAAACATGGGGCACACAGAAAGTGATGGAATTAGATCTATATGGCATTCCATCATCAAATGCAGTTGACGGACTTACAGTCCGTGACTTACTACACAAATATTTAAATGACCCAAATGCCGGAGGTAAAGCAGGCCGTACTAAAAGATATGTGCTGGAACTGCTTATGGATAGTGACATATCCGCGATCAAACTATCTGAACTGACAGAAAATGACGTAATTGAACATTGCAGGCTAAGAAACAACGCTGGTGCAGGCCCAGCAACAGTCAGCCACGATGTTAGTTATCTTGGCAGTGTTCTGGATGCGGCAAAACCTGTATACGGAATCAATTACACATCAAACCCGGCGAAAAGCGCTCGTCCATATCTACTTAAACTCGGTTTGATTGGTAAATCAAACCGTCGTAATCGTAGACCAGCATCTGATGAACTTGACATGCTCATTGAAGGCCTTCAACAACGATCTACTCATAAATGCTCAAAAATTCCGTTCGTTGATATCCTCAAATTTTCTGTGTGGTCCTGTATGCGAATCGGAGAAGTATGCCGGTTACGATGGGAAGATCTCGACCAAGAACAAAAATCTATACTAGTAAGAGATAGGAAAGATCCACGTAAAAAGGAAGGTAACCATATGAAAGTTGCCTTGCTTGGGGAAGCCTGGGATATCGTCCAGCGACAACCAAAAAAATCAGAATTCATTTTTCCATATAACAGCACTTCTGTTACCGCAGGATTTCAGAGGGTAAGAAGCAAATTAGGTATTAAAGATCTGCGATATCATGATTTGCGTAGAGAAGGGGCAAGTCGCTTATTTGAGGCTGGTTTTAGTATTGAGGAAGTCGCTCAAGTTACAGGGCATCGTTCATTAAACGTGCTATGGCAGGTATATACCGAACTGTATCCGAAATCTTTACATAATCGTTTTGAAGAACTCCAAAAGAGCAGAAACAAGACCTCTTGACACTGTTTATTTATACAGATAAAAATAACACTGTATACAAACACAGTATAGAGGGATTTTTATGCGTATTGAAATCTGCATAGCCAAAGAGAAAATGACTAAAATGCCAAACGGTGCTGTGGATGCGTTAAAGGAAGAATTAACTCGGCGCATCAGTAAGCGTTATGACGATGTAGAAGTGATCGTAAAAGCCACCAGCAATGATGGGCTTTCTGTTACACGCACTGCAGATAAGGATTCTGCAAAAACATTTGTTCAGGAGACTCTGAAAGATACCTGGAAGTCTGCTGACGAGTGGTTTGTTCACTAATTAGCACGTAAATCGGTAACGGCTGGAAATCATCCAAGACTAGCACTATCGAAAGTTCACCAGCCAACCGCAGTACGTTCTTGCATACGAGGTGCCGCGTTTTACATGCCGTACCGAGAATTAATTTCATTTTACGAAAAGTTAACCCGCCATTGCTACCTTAATTTTTTAAAACGAAGTTACCTCTGTCAGGGTCAAAAGCACAATTATCTCTTCCTACAATCATTGAAACTGCGATTGATTCCCTGCTCAAAGGATGAGCCGCCCTTGTTTTAACAAGATGTATTAATGCCATTTTATCATACAACATACAAACATTTGAATTCATTGAATTCCTCATAAATACCCCATCTTCTGGTTCACATAATGTAACAGGGCATGTTCGTAAGCTCTCTGGCACTTGCAATTGTGCATGCTCCACATTAAATGCACATACTTCAATTTTATCTAACAACTCCTCTAACTGGTAGTTAGAAAGCAAATCCATATTTTCGAGCATCTCAATTTCACGCAGTACTGTAACTTCACGGCTTGTCAAACTACCATGATTAAGTGTACGTTCAATATGTTCTATATATTGAAGGCCAATCTGGATATTATCATTCGATAAACCATCCTGGTTAAGACTTCCCATAAAATATCCATTTACCTGCATAGGTCGTATTGACACCATCAACTCACCCAGTCTTATTTGAGCTTCTCCACGAATAGTCTGATTACGTATCTCAGACAGGGTTTCTTGAGGAATGTCAGACAAAAAACTAACCCCAGATAAAATATAAGGCGTTAAATCTACAGGCATTCCTCTCCCTCCATTTTAATAACTTAATTTTGCTTTAGTAAAAAACAAAAGCACATAAAACTATATTTATATCATTAATTATCACTTACAACAAAAAGCTTCTCTTTTTGTATCAAAGTGACATTCGTCTTTTCTCATAATCATTGATTCTGTTATAGGTTCTCGACTCAGAGGATGAGCTCCACCAGTTTCAACAAGTTGCACTAACGCGTCCTTATCATATAGAGAGCATATCTCAGCACCTTGTGAGTTTCTCATGAACACTCCATTCTCAGGTTTGTCCAGCGTTATCGGGCATGTCAAAAATGACTCCGGGCAAGAAAAGTGATTAGAATCCGTTCCAAATACACAAGAATTTATTTTTTCCATTAATATTTTATTACCTGTTTTATTTTCTCTGTGTTCTGCCATGACACTCTGAAAATAGTTATTAACACTACTTAAAAAATCGACACCTCCATTTAATTGCCTTTCCAGAGCCACAGCCCTTCTATCCATTCGATGCTCACGCCCCAATAGCCTATCCAGTAAGCCTCCTCTCACCGGTTCAACTGAAAATCCATCCAGTAGTTGGACATAGTGAACAGAATATTGGCCACTACCAATGGATATTCTTATTCCACTTTCAAGTCTGGCAGCATCCTGCAAAGACTGTACTCCTGCAGGAGATAATTGAGATATACTTGGGATACTTAAGGTGGTAACAGGCATAAAAACCTCATTCAGTAATTCATATCAGTTTGCAGGATGTTTCATTAAATAAAATAAAGGGTAATGTTCATTTCAATTACCCTTTATAACGAAGTTTCCTCTGGTATCGTCATAAATGCATTCTTCATGTTTTACAATTATTGATGCCGTTATTGGTTCCCGGGTCAGTGGGTGGGGTAAGTCTTCACCAGTCAAACGAGAAAATGCAGCGGCATCAAATAAAGTACATACATCTGAACCATCTGAATTCTTCACAAAAACACCTTTTTCAGGCTGCTCCAGTGTAATTGGACATTGAAGCGCATCACCAGGACATTGAAGTTTTTCAATATCGACAGTAAAGGCACACTCCGATATTTTTTCCTGCAAAGAGTTTCGCCCTCCCATTCCAGGGAGCGCACTTAATATCCTGTTTCTGAGCACATTAACTCCATCATTAAAAGCAATATTCAATAATTCTGCATAAACCCGTCCCTGCCCTTCACTTTCTGCTAAAAAACGGCCTGTATCTGGCATATAAGAAACTCTAACCCTCTCCCCTCCCAGGAGAAATCCACCAATCTGCCCCTCCATTACCTGCTGACGCAGCTCCATCATCTCATTCACGAATGAAGCCGATGACACATATGATATTAATCCAGGCATTACCATGCTCCTTCATACGGATAAATATTCCCTCAAGTCTTCATTAACAAACATCCACCGGACATGACAACAAAAACCGGAGCCGGACTCCGGTTTTGTGAAGCTGTCGGGTTACTTCATCCCGCCAATATTTTCCCACGTCCCGTCAGCACGCAGGATTTGCAGCGGTCTTACCACACACTGTATCTGCTTTTTATCCGCATCCAGTATCACCACCTGCGTGATTACCCTGACCTGCTCCGGGATAATGCCATTCTCATCTGACTCCAGGATGTCTGCCGGCCCCAGTCGCAGTTGTACTGTAAGCGACTGCCCGTGTTCACAGTCATCATGCTTTCCGCAACCGCACAGACGCTGCATAATTTTTTTTAATATGTTCATGTCATTCTCCTGTTCTGCCTGTATCACTGCCCACTTCATCCAGCCCCTTAACATCCTGCCACGGCCCGTCACCAAACCTGACCTGCAAATGCCGAAACAGCCCCTGAACCTGTGTGGCATCTTTGGGGTCAAGAAAGGTCAGTCCGGTGATGAGCGCACCATCTGTATCCGGGAACCAGCCATTGCTGTTTGTCTCAATAATGTTTCCCGGCCCCAGACGGAACCGTATTTGCGTCTCCCCCGGGTCGCCCTTCGGCCCCTGAGGTCCGGTTGCCCCCACCGGGCCAGCCGCACCTGTTTCTCCTTTCGGTCCCTGTGGGCCTGCCGGGCCTGCCGCACCGGTATCTCCCTTTGGACCCTGTGGACCTGCATTTCCCGTCAGACCGGTCTCTCCCCGCTCTCCCCTGTCACCTTTCGGCCCCTGCGGGCCTGCCGGACCAGCATCACCTGCCGGTCCCCGTTCGCCGGTTGCCCCGACAGGGCCGGTGTCACCGCGCTCTCCCTTATCACCCTTCGGCCCCTGAGGACCCGCGGGCCCCTGTTCCCCCTTTGGCCCGGGAGGTCCCACCACGGTGGGGATTCTGTTTACGGCTTCTTCCGCCGCTATCCTGCTTTGTTCCGCTGACTGTGCGCTTTCTGCTGACTCCCGGGCTTTTTCTGTTGCGGTCGTTGCATCCCTGGCTGCATTACCGGCTGCACTTTCTGCCGTCTTTCTTGACAATTCAGCTTCTGCTGCACTTTGTGATGACTCACTGGCTTTTTGAGCGGCCGCAGAAGCCGAGGACGAGGACGCCTCCTCTGACTGCTTTGCTGAGGCTGCACTTTCTGCCGCCTGCCGGGCTGACTCCGATGCATCCCCTGCTGAAGTGTCAGCATTTGCAGCGTTCTCTTCTGCCTGACTGGCTGATATGCCGGCATTCCTCGCGGACGTCTCCGCCTCTCCGGCATTCTTCTTCGCCTCCTCAGCGTGACGCGCCGCTTCTTCCACCATCAGTTCAAAACGACGCAGTGCCTCCGGCCGGACGTCATCCTCCGACATGGCACCGAGAAAATCATTCAGCGTACCGGGTTGAGAATCTTCATACACGGTGATGGTCCCGGCATGTGACGGCGGGAATCCTTCCACCAACAGAATGACGCTGTACTGACCGTACTCAACGTCCATGCTGTAACGACCGGCTTCATCCGGATTTTCAGAGGCCACCGTGTTCACCACCACCGTGCTGCTGGTCCGTCTGGCTTTCAGTTGAATGGTGCAGTTCTCTACCGGTTTTCCTGTGCCGTCTTTCAGTACACCTGAAATCTTTACTGCCATATTCACCCCACAAAAAAGCCCGCCTGAACCGGCGGGCTGTCATAACACTGTGTTACCTGGCTAATCAGAATTTATAGCCGACACCCACGATGAAGCCGTCAGTGCGCCAGTCGCCACTGCCGGAGCCTTCATAAGCAATATCAATGGCCACGGATTCGGTCGGGTTAAACTGCACGCCAGCTCCCCACGCCAGAGACGTGTTGCTGTGGCGACCGTCATCACTTCCGGTCAGCACATCATGCGTTTTCCCCTTGTTGTCAGTTACGCGGAGATAATCCCCGGAGAAAGTCGACACACGGCTGTAAGCCACACCCGCCATCGCATACGCGCTGAACCATTCATTCACGCGCACAGAGGGCCCCGCCATCACGCTGAACCAGCGGTTACGCACGGAATCTTCATGCCAGCGGGTATCGCTGTAACGGGTAAGCTGGCGATTCCTGTCTCCTGCATAGCTGAATGACGTCACCATCCCCAGTGTGTCCGTAAACTCATAACGGTATTTCACGTTAATCCCGTTAAGATTATCGCTACCGGGAGCGCTCGTCCGGGCATGAAGGTACTCCGCGCTCAGCGTGGACTGATGTTCAGACGCCCATGCAGGCGCGCCGGATACGGCCAGACAGATGGCTGCGGACAAAATGGCGGCATAAAGTTTACGCATAATTACCTCTCGCTTTTCTGCAATAAAAAAGGCGCCATTTCTGGCGCCCGTATATGGGTTATAAAATTCAGCTGATACTGATGCCTGCGGTGGCTTTCTTCATCACCACAACCAGCAAATCGCTGATACTTGCTGTGGGATACCAGTCATTTACCAGCCATGCTGACACCGAAAACTCCAGCGTCATGTGACCGTGACCGGCAGGCATATCAATAACGCCACTGTAAATCAGCGTATTATCCAGCGCGGTACGGTTATAAATTTCAGCACCGTTTTTCCGCACTATCAGACGGCATGAGGAGTAAATATCAGTATGCTCTCTCTCTCATGCTTAGCGCCACTGAATGCCACCGCCGGAATAACAATCTGCCGGTCAAACGGCTGATCGTCATAAACCCTGACGGTAATGGTCCCTGATGGCCACCGTTCCGGTGCACGGGAGTCCCGGGGGAAAGCTTTGCCCACTGTTTTAACGAGATCGCCTTCAATCTGGTTCGCGGACAGTTTTCCCAGAACCCGACAGTTCTCGTTAATCGTGACGTTGTTGAGCGTCCCGGAGTTCGCATTCACGTTACCACTGATATCCGCATTTTTAGCAGTCAGCTTTCCATCCGGTGTCAGGGAAAATGCCGGTGGATTTCCACCACTGGTAATGGTGGGGGCCGTCAGGCGCTTCAGGAACACGTCGTTCATGAATATCTGGTTGCCCTGCGCCACAAACATCGGCGTTTCATTCCCGTTTGCCGGGTCAATAAACGCGATACGATTGGCGGCAACCAGAATGGATTGAAGACTGGGCCGACTACCTTGTGGGCTTTGATGCTAATGGTGACACCATTCAGGCAACAAAAGCGGCTGCGGCGGTCCGTAAAATCACGATTGAAGCAAACCAGACCGCTGATTTTGAAGATAATGACTTCAGCGGCAAACGCTCCCTGATGGAGTCTGTCGAAGCGAAGACCAAAGACATTATGCCAGTGGCATTTGAATTTAAATGCATTCCGTTTGAAGGTCTGAAAGAACGTCCGTTTAAATTACGCCTCAGCATTATCACTGGCGATCGTCCGGTACTGGTTCTGCGCATTATTCAGCTGGAGGCGGTGCAGGAAGAAATGGCTAACGAATTTCGTGATCTGCTTGTTGAGAAATTCAAGGACAGCAAAGTAGAAACCTTTATTGGTACTTTCACCGCCTGATTTCATTACTGCAAATGCCCCTGAGGGGGCATTTATGGAAACGTAATTTACTCAATAATCGCCGGATGGTGAGGGATTCTTTTTACCAGAATTCAGCGCGGTGCAGCGCATATACGTGGAGAACAAAATGTCATTTATTAAAACTTTTTCCGGGAAGCATTTTTATTATGACAGGATAAATAAAGACGACATCGATATTAACGATATCGCGGTTTCCCTTTCAAATATCTGTCGCTTTGCCGGTCATCTTTCGCACTTCTACAGCGTCGCCCAACATGCGGTTCTTTGCAGCCAGCTGGTACCGCAGGAATTTGCTTTTGAAGCATTAATGCATGATGCAACAGAAGCGTATTGCCAGGACATCCCCGCTCCACTGAAACGCCTTCTTCCTGACTATAAACGGATGGAAGAAAAAATTGACGCCGTAATCCGTGAGAAATACGGGTTACCCCCAGTTATGAGTACGCCCGTGAAATATGCCGATCTTATCATGCTGGCAACCGAACGCCGCGATCTCGGGCTTGATGATGGCTCTTTCTGGCCTGTACTGGAAGGCATCCCGGCAACAGAGATGTTCAACGTGATTCCACTGGCACCTAGCCATGCCTACGGGATGTTTATGGAACGTTTTAACGAGTTATCGGAGTTACACAAATGCGCATGAATGTTTTCGAAATGGAAGGGTTTCTTCGCGGGAAATGTGTACCGCGAGATCTGAAAGTGAATGAAACAAATGCTGAGTATCTGGTGCGTAAATTCGATGAAGTACGTGCTGAGGCTCGCAACGAGGGTATTAACTATACCGCAAGCCGTCTTGCTGCTGCTTTCAATCACGGATTTATCAATAAGCCTTTGGCTGAAGTTTTCGACGTTACACGCATGATTCTGTCAGCAAAAGAAGAGTTAGCTAATGAATCGCATCCGATTGATGGCCTGTCCGGTGAATATGCAGAGAAATCCCTTGAAGAATGGGCGGAACGGCTTCGCAAAGGAGGCAGCCAGTGACTGGACATGCAGCAATCCTCGACATGTGCTGTGGCAGTCGCATGTTCTGGTTCGATAAGAATGACGACCGGGCGATATTTAGCGATATCAGAAAGGAAGAGCACACATTGTGTGATGGACGACGCCTGATTATCAGTCCTGATCTGATAGCTGATTTTCGTGCACTACCATTTGCAGACGCATCTTTTTCGATGGTTATATTCGACCCTCCGCATCTTGAGCGTGTTGGTGATAACGCCTGGATGGGAAAGAAATATGGACGGCTGAATAAAGATACCTAGCGTGATGATTTGCGGCAGGGATTTAAAGAAGCCTTTCGTGTGTTGCGTCCATCCGGCGTTCTGATTTTTAAATGGAATGAAACGCAAATACCTGTTCGCCAGATATTGGTACTGACCGACAGAAAACCTGTTATCGGTCAACGAACAGGAAAAAACGATAAAACCCACTGGATTATTTTTATGAAATAGGCATCCAGTGAGTAGGTTCGTAAGGTTACAGATACGTATATCTGAATAATTAAATTCAGTTCTGTAAATAAAATTTAATCCTTAACCGGAGGGATTCCTGCACCCTCAGAACATCAGGAGACCGCCCGAAAGGGCGGTAATGAAAAATGGCTGAATTAACCAAATGGCTACAAAACACGATTACCGGAATTGAAACGGTAGTAGACGATAAATCGTTTGTATGTGATGAAATAGTATTCAAAATCGATGTGGTTAAAAACGTACTTACCGCATTTAAAGTCGCGCTGGTATCGCTGGAAGTATTGATGATACTTTGTCGATCAGCGATGCTCTCTCAGAACTAAACCATTTCATTAACCGGCACGCAGACAATACGAAATATTTAAAAGTCTGGGGTAACGGGGCCACCTTCGACAACGTAATTTTACGTGGAGCTTACGAGCGAGCAGGACAAATCTGCCCGTGGGCGTACTGGAATGACCACGATGTACGCACGATCGTTACGCTTGGGCGTTCCATCGGATTCGACCCCAAAATGGACATGCCTTTCGATGGCGAACGGCACAACGCCCTGGCTGATGCCCGTCATCAGGCAAAATATGTTTCCGCTATCTGGCAGAAATTAATTCCTGCCACCAGCACAGAATTATGATTTTCCCGGGTGCAGCCGGTTTTGATGGAGAAAATTATGAACACCTTGTTTTTACTGATGGCTGAATTCAATACCCCAAACATTGAACTCTCAGCAGTTAGCCAAAAGTACTTTGGTATGAGTCCAGCCACGGCAGAAGCAAAAGCAAACGCTTGTAAGTTGCCCGTTCCAACATATCGCATCGGCACATCACAAAAAGCAAAACGTTGCATCAATATTCAAGATCTTGCGGAATACATAGACAAAAGGCGAGAAGAAGGACGTATCGAGTGGGAACAGGTCAGAACAGTCAAACAGAAGGACAAAGAACATCACTAAAGAAAAAACCCGCCTGAAGGCGGGTTTTCAAAAAGCACCAGCTATGATCATGCTGCTTTGCGACGACGAAGCTTACCCTGCTGCTCTTTACCAGAGACAGTAGCGTGAGTGAACGCATTAGGAGCAGCCTTCATCAGAACTTCAACAGCAGCACCCATACCTGCGAATGCTTTCATTGTGTCGAACTTAACCTGTGGCTTGGTTGCTTTTTGATCTTTCATAGAAAACTCCCGAGACAGTAAAGGCGTCTCTAACCCTTTCTTTAAAGCTAGCTTGTTTCGCTAACTTATGCCAATCGATCATGTCGATTGGTGACATCGTTTCTTAGTAGTTTAAGCACAAAACGACTGCCATAGATGTACCTTTAAGGTAATCTGGACGGGTATCCTACAATTTGTAGACCCTTCTCGTCTATACCTACTGAGCAAATTTAAGAAAGATATCCTGCAGCTCATCAATGACTGCCGACATCACATAACCGCACTGTTCCATGCGGAAACCAAAAGACTCGTAATACTGCACCAGTTCTGGTACTGGCTCTACAATGTGGACAACTTTACATTCAACAGCTTTACAAAATATAAAAGCACTCATAAGAGTGAGTAAAACCATGCGCCCTTTCAATGGGTGAGATTCATCTTCTCTAGAAAACCTTTCGATCATATGGATACGAAAGATGTTTTCTTCAACCCCATAAACACAAATTGCTGCTCCTGATGGTATTCCCTGAACCCGACCTTGCTGAACAAGTTTTATGCAGAACTCATACTTTTCTCTGGAGTTGCCATAGGTACTTAACGCATAGTCCCATTCAAGCTCACCATAGCCACCACACAGAATCTTGTAATCATCATCACTGAGCGGACCAACAGCAAGAGGTAAGCCGACATGATCAATAATCAACTGGATATTGTTACGTACTGATTGACCTATCTCGTCCAGGGTAAGCATCATGGCCTCTCAAGCGGAACACTAAAAGTCGCATTATATCTCATTCTTAAGCCGCGTATGGATTACACCTTGAAATGAAAACGCCGGGTTCCCAATAGGCTCCCACAAAGTATATAACTATTTGTTTTTCAAAAACGGTACATCCTATCGAGCATTGGTGCAACGCTAAACCGACCACTCCAGTGAACGTCAGTTTTTTCAGGCATTGCGCTGGTTTGGTTGATTTTTTGCATTTCAGAATTACCGTGCATTTTCAAATGTAGAGATTATTTTATCGATATATCATGTGGTTATGTTATTCAGCATCACTGTTCAGGAGGCTCAATAACGGGGTACTATACCATAACAACAGGAAGCGCCTGTCTCATTGCAAAAGAAAATTGAGATCCTCTCAAGGCATGAAGCTCTCACGAAGTGAATATCTAATCTTATTAGATGTTAGCGTTGTGAAAAGCAATGATAAACAATACAGATTCGACGATAAATAAAAATCACACATTAAACTCCGGTGATATCTCTCCCTGCTAATAGCACTGATAGAGAAAAAAAGAACCCAATAAACATTGGGTTCTTTTATGTAATACCTTTCATACCATCGAAGAACTTCACATATTATTTCTCCGATTTAACCCCGAATAAATCATAAATTAATTTAGAAGTGCCTGTATATATTTTAATCTTTTCCTTTGAGTTTGGGTCAAACGACTTAGCAAAGTCAATTAATTTCGGTGCAGCATCTCGCATTTTGCTTAAAATATCAGGGGCGAGCGTTCCTTCATTCACCAGATGTGACATCTTATCCAGATAGCCATCAAAATTCATTTCTCCCCCATCTGCCAGACGCTTCATCTCTCCCAGGTACTTCTTCATATCACGTTGAGATAATTCTTCAAACTGAGCTTTCAGGTAGTTATCATTATATTCATTAATATTCACTCTTCCTGCAAAATCTGAGTAGACACTAGAATATGAAAGGGAAATTAACAGCGAAGCAAATAATTTTAAGCTGTTGTCATCATGTTCCTGGCAGGCATTAACAAACGTTAAGAAACCAGAACCTATTGCTTGCAAATGTATATTCGCTAAAGGTTCATTATCTTTAGATTCCTCATAAAATAGCTGAACCGTGGAGGGAAGACCATTCTTGGTTTCTACATCAAAAGTACATCGTTCTATGAGTGTCGCATCTTTATTATCCTCGGGATTACATATACTATTAATCGCGAAATGAAAAATAGCCCTGTCAACAACTGATGCAATAAATTCACGATCGTTTAATTCCTCATCAGTACAATCTCCAATATACTCATTGACACACATTTTGAGATCGTTTATTTGCTTAATTAACGTCACATTTTTTTCACGTGCAGTCCATAAATTATGAGTGATTCTTTGAATAAATAAATCTATTTTTGCAATAATTATATCCCGATGACGCATCGTTGAATAATCAATAGATTTACCATATATACTATTTACTTTACCTTTGATTGCATCTTCATTATCGAATTGATTTGAATTGAGTGTTTTATTAAAGTATCCTGTTGCACCGGGTATTATCTTTAACAT